AGTTTGTATCTTTTCCTCTTCAATCTTTGAATCTGAGGAATAGTACAAATGTCAGATGAAGATTTACTGGTAATTGAAAAAGCGAAAGAACTTGCTAAGCATACTTTAAAAGTAACAAGCAATGCTAATAGGTATCCAAAGAAATTCAGATTTTCATTAGTGGATAAGATGCAAAATAAATCGTTGGAAATCTATGAAATGTTATTTGAAGCCAATAGAACAGATATTAAATATTACAAAAGAGATCGTCTTGAACTGCAAACAAAAGCAATTACATATTGCGATGAGCTCAATTTTTATATAGAAATGTCGTATGCTCTCGGGATTATAAATTCTGCTAGTATGGAAAACTGGTCAAGGATGGTTTCTGATGTAAAATATATGGCTATTGCATGGAGAACCAAGGATAGAAAAAGATAAATACATTTTTAGGTTCGTTTCCGTTAAGCGGTTGTTTCCCCGTCCGGTGACATCAACAACAATAACTACAACAACAGTAACGGGGTTCGCCCATTCTGTATTACAGACAGTCAGAGTAGGCATCAAGCCGAAATCAGAGAAATAGATACAAAAAGGAGACGGACCTTCCTCTCAGAGGTAAATATAAAGGAGTACCAATGGATAAGGATATTGTTACAGATTATGGGAATATGTATCACGCTTATAAAAAAGCGAGATCTGGTAAAAAATTTCATGGCAGCACTGCAAGATTTTCTAATATAGCTTTAGATGGTATTAATACATTGAAAAAGCAATTAGAAGGACAGGCGTATACAGTCGATTCGTATAACGAGTTTGAAATATGCGAGCCCAAACGTAGATTAATTGAATCATGTACCTTTAAGGATAAAGTAGTGCAACATACACTCTGTGACAATATTCTGCATCCGAAATTAAAAAATGTATTTATCAAATACAATTCCGCCGGACAGGTTGGAAAAGGGACATTATATGCATTAGACGGATTAAAGAGTCACATGGAATCATTCTACAGTAGACATGGTACAAATGGCTGGATATTGAAATGTGATATTAGACATTTCTTTTACGAAATCAACCATGAAATATTGAAAGACATTGTAGATTATTTCTTCCCTGAGCCGTACACAGCATGGATTAATCATACATTAATTGATAGCAGAGAAAATCCAGGTTTGCCACTTGGTAATCAGGCTGGACAGGTGTATGCGCTCCTTATGGTTCACCCAGTCGATTGTATGATAACTGGTGAGCTTGGAATTACTGAATATGGTCGATACGCGGACGATTTTTACTTGATTCATCAGGACAAGGAATATTTGAAATGGTGCTTGGAGTGTATCAGGGAGCTATTAAAAAGTCTTGGACTTGAAATGAATGGTAAAACGCAAATCGTGCCATTCAAAAAAGGCATTCGTTTTCTTGGATTTCATCACTATATGACGGCTGATGGAAAATATATTCGGAAGTTGACAGGTGAGAACAAACGGAAGAACATAAAGAAGTTCCGAAGATTAGTTAAAGATGTGAAAGCCGGAAAACTTACGGAAGAAAAATTCTATGAAAAATATAATTCGTGGAGGAACCATGCATCTCACGGAAATTGTATAAAACTTATACACAGCATGGATTTGTATATTGAAAGATTAATGAAAGGAGACAGTGATGAAATATAAAGTTGGAGATAAGGTGAGAGTCAGGAGTGATTTAAAAACATCGGTGCTGTATGGCGGATTATGCGCAATTGATGAAATGCTAAAGAAAAAGACTGTAACGATTACATCCGTGCATAGTGGTTACTACGAAGTTGGAAAAGATGGCTGTATGTGGACAGACGAAATGCTTGAAGGATTAGTCGAGGAAGAGCTGACAGCAGAAGAAGCAACTAAGATTTTAGGTGAAATTTGTTGTGAAAACAAATGCCTTGATGGATGTCCTATTGGTGAAGCAAAGGGTAAAATGCCGTGTCAAAACTTCCGAAGAGATAAAGCAGAAGAAGTACTTGAAATCCTCAAACAGTGGAAGAAAGACCGTGAGAAAAAGCCGATTGAGACGGAATTTATATGGTATATGTTGGTAGTAGAAGAAAAAACACATATCGTGAAGTATGAAAAACCATTAAAGATTGAACGTGAAAGAACAACGGATGAACAAAAAGAAGAACTTCTTATAAAATGGTGCTCTGAACACGATGGAAAATATTATGTAACAACTGAGCGCAGATGTGTAGTAAAGGAGTAGCCATGAACACAGTAGAAAAGATAGATTACATGATTCAGTGTTTACAGGTAGCAAAAGGAGAAACCATGTTTTTGGACGAATACGATTCTAAAAACTGGGAAACCGATATGAGATGGTTATCTATGCACAGAGCGCCGAACAAAGCATTAATTAAGGATAACCTTAGAAATGTGGCAAGAATGGGATTCCAGGTAGCAAATGAGGTGAAATGATGATTAGAAAATTGATAGAAGAAATTATTGAAAAGTATTATCGGGAAGACGGTGAATACTATTCAAGAGATCGTGAAGATGAAAGCGGAAACGATTTTGAAATGGACGAAGAAATTAAATCTGCATTGGAAGAAAAAGGAATACAGTTCGAGATTAGATTTGAAGATGGTTTTTCTTCGTGTGCCTACGACAATGATTTTCTGGCTATTGCATGGATAGAAGCGGATGGCACGTTGGAACTTACAACGGTATTGTTAGAAATTAAATAAATTACAGAAAGGAGACGGAGCTCCGGCCGGGCAAAGATATATCGGCTCCTTTCGAAGATATGAAAGATTTAATTATAGACGCCTTTGCCGGTGGCGGGGGTGCATCCGTAGGAATTGAAATGGCACTTGGTAGACCGGTAGATATAGCAATTAACCCTGACCCAGATGCTATATTGATGCACAAAACAAATCATCCGGATACACTTCATCTGACAGAAGATATTTTTAAGGTCAATTTGAAGAAATACGTAAAAGGACAGCATGTGGCTCTTATGTGGGCGAGTCCAGATTGTACAAGCCACTCCAAAGCAAAGGGTGGCAAGCCAAGAGAAAAAGGACTTCGGATTCTTCCGTGGGCGGTATACAAACACGCAAAAGCTATTCTGCCGGATGTAATTCTTATGGAGAACGTAGAAGAAATACAACAGTGGGGTCCGTTAGACGAAAAAGGTTATCCAATACCGGAGAGAAAAGGCGAGGATTATAAAAAATTCATTACAGCAATGAAGAGCATCGGGTACCGTTTCGGTAGTAGAGAATTGATAGCTGCGGACTACGGAGCACCGACCACAAGAAAGAGATGGTATGCGGTATTCCGTAGAGATGGAAAAGAAATTCGATGGCCAGAGCAAACTCATAGTGCTGATGGTATCGGATTTGAGAAGTGGAAACCTTGTGGAGATTACATTGACTGGTCAGACCTTGGAAGTTCGATATTTGAGCGAAAGAAACCACTTGCAGAAGCTACACAGAAGAGAATTGCAAACGGTATCAAGAAATACATTATCGATGCTGATAAGCCTTATATCGTGAAAGATAAAGATGCACTGGCATACATCATCCAGTACCACGGAGAGACAAGAGCCGGTGATTCAAGAGGACAGCTTTTAACAGAACCAATCAAGACGATTGATACATCGAATAGATACGGACTTGTGACAGCATTTATCACAAAATACTATATGACCGGCATAGGTCAAGGCTGTGAAGAACCACTTCATACAATCACGACTTCGCCTGGTCACTTTGGTTTGGTATCTGCATTCCTTATTAAATATTACGGTGCCGGATGCGGACAGCAACTTGATAAACCATTGGGAACAATCACCACAAAGGATAGATTCGGACTTGTGAATGTGATATTGGACATTGACGGAGAGGAATATATCATATCAGACATTTTTCTTCGGATGCTGAAGCCGGAAGAACTAAAGCTGATGCAAGGTTTTCCAAAGGATTACATCATCGACAGAGATTACAACTGGAAGAAATATCCGATTGCAAAGCAAGTCGCAAGAATTGGAAACAGTGTGGTGCCAATCATGGCGCAGAAACTTGTAGAAACGAACTGTCCATACCTTAAGACTGGTGAGCGAATGCCGAACATGAGCATTGATAATACAGAAGAACAATTAAGATTTGCGTAGATTGATAGCATCAGACAGCCGATTATCACACGGTAGTCGGTTGTCGAGAAAGGAACAAAATGAAGAAAATACTTGATGCATGTTGTGGAAGTCGTATGTTTTGGTTTGACAGAACGAATCAAGATGTCATATTTGCAGACAATAGAGAGCTTGAAACAACATTGAGTGATGGGCGAGCACTTCTAGTTAAGCCAGATATAAAAATGGACTTCCGGGAGATGCCATTTCCGGACAATACATTTAAGATTGTGGTGTTTGACCCGCCCCATTTAAAACAAGCCGGCAGTGAATCATGGCTTGCTAAGAAATATGGGGTTTTACCGAAAGATTGGAAACCATACCTCAAAGCAGGATTTCTGGAATGCATGAGAGTGTTAGAGCCGGACGGAATATTGGTTTTTAAGTGGGACGAGGAACAAATAAAACTGAATGACGTGTTGAAAGAGTTTGGAAAGGAACCACTTCTCGGAGATCAGAGAGGTAAGACACGTTGGATTTTGTTTATGAAGTAGGTGGAACGAATTATGATTGATTTGGAGAGAGAAAAGAAGAACTTCCGGAACCATGTAGCAACATTCACAGATTATGGAAACATCAAGATTCTGGATTTTCAGAGACCAGATAGTAATGAATACCGCATCAGATTTCTTTTTGAGGAAGACCATTACAGATTACATATATCCGGAGATCTAGGGGAACTGATTGCTTCCAATTACAAAAACATGGTGTTTGAACTGTTCGAGGAACATTTTACAGACAATACGGGATATTTTTCAGAGAAAATCGACTGCATGAATAGAGCAGTGTGCTATTACGATGAAGAACAGGCGGAAAAAGACATCATGGAATATCTAGAAGAAGAGGGATATCTGGAAGGAATGCAAGATGGTGGTGTAGACATTGAGCTTTGGGTTAGTAATGTCCTGACAGACTTTGCAGAAGAGTGCGGAATTCAAGGCAGAGGATATAACGAACTGTCAGAATATATTTATGAAGCAAATGAGTGTGTAAGAGATTTTGGAAGAGTAAATACAGGCATCTTAGATTTGTACATGCTGGCATTTAAACTGGCGATGAAGCAATTGAGAGAAAGGAACGAATTATGAAATTAACAGGAATAGCAAGAGAAGATTTAGAAGCGAAAGGTTTGGTGTTACCAAATAAACTTGAATTTGAATGTATGGTAACGGCAATTCCAGACATCTATGCGGGTGGAATCGGCAGAAAGAATGTTGATACCGGAGAATTCGAATCATTCTTTAATGTGGACAATAAAAATGGTAATACAGTGGAATTTGATAGATTCCGGGAGAACGTCACATTACTGGAAAAAGAGCATACTGTCTTAAGTCTTGAAACGCGAGAAGAGACGAATGTGATTGACTATTATGTTCCGTATGATATCCAGGAGAGCAGCAAGAATAGACCGACAGTGACTGATGAATTTCCGGAGAGTGGCTATCTGACAGAAGGTTATTATGAGTGTGAATACGAGTTACTTCTGACTTGCGGAGAAGCAACCAGAAGACTTGTAATTCCACAAAGAACAGTCAATGTTCCGATGATTTCATTGCTGTCGAACATCGAAGATGAAATCAGAGATATTTTGGATGGTTTCCCGGACGAGGATAACAATTTTGCTGATGTGCTGGAATTAATGGATGACCATTACGAAATTAAGATGTTTGATGATTATGGAATTCCTGCAAATATCGAGATTAACCATGCAGATGATTTCGTGAATATGATTGTTTCAGCTAGACAGGTTAAATGTGAATTCAAATATGGAGATGATAAGTAAATGGGAAAAATCAACAAAGAATTTCAATGGCGTATGCAAGGTATCCTTCACGCCAGAGAAGTTGTGTCAAAAGACGGTCTTGAGGGACTGGATAAAGAAATTAAGATGCGTGGTTTTATGCAAGCGCCGTTGGTATACAGCAAAGGTCAGATTGATGGTTGGTGGGATGAATTATCAACGAACCTATACGCCACAATGACCACAGTTGCTGGAATGGTGTTGCGAGAGCATTTCGGGTTCGGAAAGCAAAGACTTCTTAAGTTCAGAAACGAATTCCAGAATATGACCAAAAGTGCGCTGGACCTCGATTACCTTGGAAGTCATTATGTGACGCTTGAGGACTATGCAAACGAGCTAAATGAACAATTTGACATGGGAATCGATGTAAGCCGTGTGAGAAATTGTCAGGGCAGTTATGATGATACCGATGCAAAGTTTCGAACTGTAAAGTTGGACAAGGTTCTTGAGGAGCTGAAAGCTGGTGGATTTGAAGACGCAGCGCAATTCCTGGAAAAGAAGGTGGCATAGTGAACGAAATGTTCTGTGACAAAGAAAACTTGAAGAAATTAATAGAGACTTTTGAAAAGCACCGGAAAGACCATTCGTTAATCGTGTTAATCCAGACAAAGGATTTGGAATCCGTTAATTTAAATAAGATTCCAAGCAATATTTATTTTATTCCGGATCCTCACTTAAATTTCGGAGAGTTATATATATTGAAAAATGAATTGAAAGACAATGCATGGAACTTGATTCAAAAGGGTGAAATAAACTTTAAGAGGGGTGAATTTGATGGGGTGCAGGCTTAAGTGTATAGAAAACGAAGACAATCATATGTGTTGCCTGGATGCCGTTGCCGGAACCGTACAAGGGAGAGTGAAAATAGATGCTAAAACCAAAAGTAAAAGCCAGAGAATTTGAGAGGTTCGGATTCAAAAGATGTAAAGGGATTCCAAAAGAATTAGAGTGTTATTATCTCTGCATCGCAAGAGGAAGCAAGATGCTGTTTGTCAGTGATTCATATTTTGGCGTAAATGATTGGGATAAAAACGATCCAAGAATACATAAAAGACCGAATTGTAGATATACAGATACGCGAACGGAATTGGACGTAATATATGAACTAATCAAAGCAAATATGTTGGAAAGTAGGTAACAGAAGATGAAAGTAAAAAAATGCGATAAATGCGGAGCAATATACGAGAAGAACGAAAAGTGTAAGACAAAGGAAATCAGGAACGAAATCGTAAGTACAATTGCAACAATAAGCGAAAAAGGATTTATAGATGAAGAATACGACCTGTGCGATGAATGCATTGAAAAGTTATATGATTGGCTGAAAGATAACAAAGAATAAAGTGGACAGAAAGGCGGTTAAAAGAGCGTGAGATGGAGAGAGAAATACTTTTTAGAGCAAAACATATCCACGCAATGGATAGTAATGAGCATCTTAACGGAACATGGGTACATGGCTATCTTAGTGACAAGAATTATATCAATGATAAAAGCCTTGAGGGCGAATTTCTGATTGACGAAGATACCATTTGCCAGTACACAGGATTGACTGACAAGAATGGAAAGAAAATATGGGAAGGGGATATAATTAAATACCATTTTGGAGAAGTTTATGCGCCGGTAAAATTCGGAGAATATCAGAGTTGTTTTGATAGCGCACCAACGATCCATGTCGGATTCTATGTGGACTGGGACGAAAACCGTGATATTAGAAAAGACTTGGGATATTGGATCAAGTTGGTTGATGCAGAAGTTGTAGGCAACATATTTGATAATCCCGAACTGTTAGAAGAGGAGGGGAATTAATATGGCAAAGATATTTAAAGTAAGTGGATATTTTGTGGATGCAAATGGAGTGGTTGATAAAGAAAAATTTGAGGGCAAATTGGAATCGCTTGAAGATTTATTTTCGCATCATCTTCATGTGGAAGAAGCTGACATTGGAAAGTGGAACGACGAAAGCCCTTTGAATTACGACAACTGCGACCTTGCAGATTGTGAGAAATACTTCAAGAGAAAAGTCCCAGTAGAAACCGATAGAAAAGTAGAAATTGGGAAGACTTACAGGCATTTTAAGGGACATACTGTTAAGGTAATTGCAATCAGCCAGGACACCGAAGCACCTGGACAATTCTATGTAGTATACGAATGCGAGGATGGAGCTATCTGGAACAGGCCTTACGGAATGTTCGTGAGCGAGGTTGACCATGTGAAATATCCAAATGTGCAGCAGAAATATAGATTTGAATTAGTGGAGGACTAAACGATGAAGAAATGCATATACCTTGTGATTGCGGTTGTTTGTGGGGCTTTGAATGCGAATATGATATGCTTACCATCTCATAATATGGCAACTGATGTTATCGGCATACTTTCATTAATGGGTGCAACTATTTTCATGACATTATGCGGATGTGCGATAGATGAAGAAGCTTATGACAAAGTTATGCATGAGTACATTTATAAGACTACCAGAGAAATTTCAATTCTTAGAGCGAAAAATAAAATACTGGAAGAATGCTTAAGGGAAAGAAAAGAGGATGAGAACGATGAATGTAAATAAATACCAGAAATTAGCAATGAGAACCAATGACGGAAAAGCAAGCGACAGACTGATCGGGAAGATGCAGGAATATGACATGAAATTCGCTAACGATCACAGCGATAATGATTGTGTTGATATCGGAGGTATCTTCAATGCGTGCCTTGGGCTGTCCGGCGAAGTTGGTGAATTTAATGATATGATTAAGAAGTGGGTATTCCATGAGAAAGAACTGGACATGGAACACGCAAAGAAAGAAGCCGGTGATATCCTTTGGTACGTAGTAATGCTGTGTGAATCGTTTGGTTGGAATATGGAAGAGATCATGCAGATGAATGTAGACAAGCTGAAAGCAAGATATCCAGAGGGATTCGACGTGGAAAGAGCCAATCATAGAGCAGCTGGTGATGTGTAAACTTTTTTTGAAAAGTCCTGGGAAATTTCGCGTTTTTAGAGGAAATTTTCAGCTCCGAAAAATTCGCCAAAAAAAGATTACACCCCAAAAATAAAATAGGGCAAAAAACTGGACGCCGGAATTTCATTCAATTCTGACGTCCTTTTTCTGATAATTGATATGTGGTTGTGCCTTGCTGCTATATGCCTGTAAACGTCTGTGGTGCGATTAGAGACGTTATAATCTATTGTCTTGGCAACTTTATAGACTAACGGTTAAAATACTTTAAAACGTCTATAATTGACTTCATGATAACACGCTTGTGTGTGCCTGTAAATAGGTTGCGTGGATCTTCCCGGCATGGTATCATATTCACGGAGGTAAAGCACATGAAAAAGAAACCATTATGCAAGCAGTTTGCAAAAGATGTCTGTGACATACTACATATAGATGCGCCCAAAATTGAATTCGTATCATCTGACAAGATGCGCACCGATACGCAAATAGCAGCATTGATTCCGTGTGCAATTCTGATCAGAAACGATGTTGATATTTCGCCGGATCTTTTTCTTGCCCTGGCGCACGAACTCCGGCACGCTTACCAGATCGCAAACGGTGCAAACCTGGAAGAGTACCAGACAAGCGACAAAATGACCGTAGAAGAATACAACTTGCAACCATTAGAAGTAGACGCAAATGCTTTTGCTTTGCTTGCCATGTCGTCAATGTTCGGGATTATGCCACAATTTCAAAATCTGTCGGATTCGGTACGGGAATCCATAAAAAGCCGTGCGGATCAGATAAAAGCAGAACTTGAATAAACACTAATAGCCCACGACCTTTAGCGGTGTGGGCTTGTTTGATATCAACATACTATTTCATTTACAATTCTGTTAATCCGGCTTTCCATTTCGTCAAATGTGCAAATTTCATTTTCTGAAAACGGCGGGCAAATGGTGAAATCATCAAATTCTTTTCTTCCAGAGTCCCATTCTCCGCCAGTTCCGAAATATAAATCCCCGTTGGAAGCTATTAACAGGTTATCAATTTTCATTTGCGATTCAACCAGTTTTTTCACGTAGATGGTTAATTTTTCGCCATTCGGAAGTGTATAGTTGCCCTTTCTGCGGTCAATTTTCCAGATGCTCCGCAATTTAATTATTTTTTTGAAGTCGTCCCTTTTCATATGGCTTTCCCCTTTCTCTTTTTATATTATTTTAACTGATTTCTTAGCTTTTCGACTGCTTGTGCCATCTCTTTTCAGAAAGAAATATTCTTTTTAGCGTTCGGTGTCTTGCCTTTCATGCTTTCCCATAACTTTAATTCTTCGGAGATCCGGCCGGAGATCAGCTCTAAATATGTGTCTATCTGGTTGGCGTCCCGATCTGTTAATACAATTGTTTTCATGTTGCACCGTCATTTCTAGTTCAATGCATTGTTGATTGCTTCCGCTAAATGTGGGAATGCTTCTGTGATTTCTTGAATGCTATCGGCGTAATAATCGCCGACTATTTCTCCGAAAATATAAATATTTCCAGTGTAAAAGCATCCAAGATCATTAAAATAAATATCTAATCTTGTAGCCTGTTCCTTCTTGTCTTCATACCACATATCAATATTAATCATCTTAAAATCCCCTTTCTTTAATTTTTTTTATAAAACCGCTCCGGGGCAATGCTCCCCTGTACGCTGCCAGCGGTGATTAGCAGAGATAATTATTTTTTACAAAATTAATGTGATCTTTCAGACTAAGCGGTTTGTATACCTCTTTTGCATTTGGGTTTGGTCTATATATGTGTATTGTTTCGCCATCATTCAGAAAATAACAATCAACGATAGAGCCATTTGAAAGAGCTTTAAACGGCTTCGCATCATCTGGAATGTCTGAAAGCTTCCAGAATCCGCCGCCGCATCGGTCATCTATAGTACGCGATATGCTGTAGCGTCTATATTTTCCGTGTTCTTCTGATTGGCTTACTTCTTCCAGTGTGTAAGTAAATCCAAGCATATTAGAAAATTTTTCTAATTGCTCAATTGTATGCATTTCTGCAAAATGATAAAAGCCGTTATAAATTATCACGTGACTCCTGAATCTTTTGCTTGTTTTCTCTACGATTGTTATATAATTTTTCATTGTTTTATTCTCCTTCCTTTTGTCTCATCGGTACAGGTGGGGCAGTTCCTACAGACGCCCGGAGGCGTTTCGACTATTTAATTATTGTGTCAGTCCAGATTTCAAGCATTCCCCTGAATTTATTTTCTTGATCTGTGCAAAAGTGCCCGTCTTTCAAGTGAAAAATTGCTTTTTCTCCGTATTTTTCATTGATGTCTTGAACGAAGTTATAAAAACGTTCGAACTCTTCCAGGTCTTCCAGGCGAAGTAGATAGCGTTTTATTTCTTTGTTTGGTGCGTTGTAGTTATCTGTCTGGCAGGGGTGTGAAAATAATGCCTCTACTTTGATTTTGCTTCTTCTGTCGTCCTGCGTTTTTCTATCAATCATTGTAAAAAGTGCGTAATTCATAAATTTTGTATAATCTTTCATACTTCCGTACCTCCTATTTATATTCATGAACGTCACAGCTCCATGTGATCGTGCACGGTTTATCAGGTTGTGCTGTCTGTACCATATACTCACGTGTTGCCCAGCTGCTAAGTTCTGCCACGAATAAGATTATTAATATCATTTTCTTCATCTTTCTTTTCCTCCTTATTCTGCTATCAAGTACACATGGAAGCTATCGCCGGAACAGTCAACTAATTCGACCTCTCTATCGTTCAATTCTTCCGGGATTGAATCTCGTCCGTCATACTGTGCTATGATTTCGCCATTGTCCCAGATGCACATATTTCTATGTTCTGATGTGATTAGTAAGAGTTCGATTAGTTTCATGTTCTGACCTCCTGTGATTGATTTGTTTCCTCGTTGCTATGGTTATATAATACATGAAAAATGATGTAATTACAATTGACATAATGCATGAAATATCATGTAATAAACAATACAGTAATTGTGTATTTTACACTAAAAAACATGTAATTGACTTTACAATAAAAATCATGTATAATTTAATCAAAATAATGGAGGTGTAGAAAAATGATAGCTTATAAAATAGATGTGCTGGAAACGCTGAAAGATGCCGGATATAATACAACCAGATTAAGGAAAGAAAAGCTTTTAAATGAAAGCGCAATACAGTATTTAAGAGACGGAAAACCGGTTGGAGCTAAGGCATTAAATAACATATGTATGTTGCTGGATATGCAACCGGGGAACATCATTAAATATGTAGAAGAAGAAAACACGAAATAAAATGTAAATAGAATAAAATAAAATACATGAAAAAAGATGTAAAAAGCTATTGACAATTACATGAAATATAATGTATAATAATGCTTGTAAGGAACAGAAAAACAGATTCCAGAGAGGAGAATAGAAAATGAAAATAGAGGAACTTAGAAAAAGTCTTGTAGAAGCAGGATACTACAAAAAAGAAGACATCGAGAAAATTTGCAGACTCGAAGCTGCATACATGGATGAATGCGAGGAGATCGCAGATCAGTGTGAGCTGGAAGGTTATCCAGCAAACGGCAGTAACTACGATCTCAGATGTTCGGAAGCTCGTAAATATTATGATGAACAATTGGAGTTAATTGATTCAAAGTATGAGGAGGAAGAATGACAATCGAAGAAATTAGAAATCTGATCGGTGAAGCGGAATATGCTTACATCGGAATCAGAGCAGACGACAGGGATTACCAGATCGGTGAAGTGATGGATAACTCGCATCAGCTTTTTCAGGATCCCCAGTATACAGACTTTGAATGCACAGAGTTGTTATACCCATACATTTCAGCCGGACCTTATACTGGATTCTATGATGGTGGAGAGCTTGATGGCACATGTGCACTTGAAGTATCTGAAAACAATATCGAAGAAATGATTGAAGCCGTAAAATCTTACGGAGAAAAAATCTACTTAATCGGTGGGAACTCAATGGAATACGGAAATGACGTTGACGAAATCATTATCAGAGATGCGGAAGTTATTGCAGTATTGTAATAAAAAATGAGAAAGTATGGAAGATATAAACGAAATTACAAAAAACAGGAGGAAATGAAGATGAAAAAATATGATTTAGTAAAAAGAACGGCAGAAATTAAGTATAAAGATAGAAAAGAAATTAAAGAAGGATGCACGGCTTTTGACGATTCGCCGGAATATATAAAAACATTCGATACACTAGAGGAAGCGAAAAAGGAACTTGCAAAACGTAAAACAGATGTTAGCAAATTTTCTTACCACGGAATGACATTCTACAAGGTTGAAGAGTATGTAATTGAAGAAAATGAATTTGAATATGACGAAGACGAAAGCAAATTTGTGCAGACAGATTTTATTGACACATTAGAAAGCACAGAGATGAAAATTGAAGTCGTTGAAATACCTAGCCATGAAACAATAGCGATCTGCTCAAGCCTGGAAGAAGCGGAAGAAGCGGAAGACAATTACGAGGGCGAAAACGAAACATGCATAATGATTTAATAAAGCATTTCGTACCGCATTAGCGGAATAAAAAATATATTGCGGAGGTAGCAAAAATGAAGATAGGAATTACAGCGGATTTCATCAAAAAAATTAGAAATTATATGCAATCAAGTTTGGATGAGAATAAATTGTATCTATGCACAAAAGCAAAGCAGCATGAAGTTGATTGCTTTGGTGGTGAACTGTACGAGAGTAGTGATATTTACACTCTTACATTATCCGAAGAGCAAGGAATATACTTTAAAAAAGACGATTTTAATCGACTGTTAATGCGCAACTGGGAAGAAAAACAGGAGAAATACGCAGAATCCAAAGGCGCTGATATCGAAGATGAAGAGCTTGACTATTCAGAAATTATTCCATCTGGAATAATAAACGATATGTATTTTGCAGCAGAATATGAAACGTATGAATCTGCGGCAATGACTATACTAAAAGATATAATTGAAAGTCATGAGCAAAAACATAAAAAGATAATGGTATTCACGAAAGAAAATGATCTGCTTTTGCAATGGCCAGTTCCAGAAAAAGAAATAGGCGATACCTGGGAAGCAGAGCGGAAGAACATGAAGAGAATAAAAACTTTGTTAGAAGCAAGACTAAATATTCCAATCGGTAACGCTATAGCTGTATACGCAGACATCAAGCCGGAACAGATCGAAAACAACCAAATCCTAAAAGCGATGTATCAACTAGGGAAAATATGTGTATTGCTAGACAAGATCGAAACAAGGAAAATATCTTCATTCTCCGAGAAAGACGGGAAAAGATATCTGCTTTTTGACAATGCTTGCGTAGCTGGTATCTCTTGGGATTATGGCATAACCAAGATTGCAGAATTCCAGACAATGGAAGATGCTCTAGAGTTCGTAGAGGTATAGAGGATATGCCAAGAACAAGAAAATGCACAGTATGCGGGAAAGAATTTATTTCCGTGAATGGTATACAAGTCTGTAGTGAAGAATGTAGACAGGAACGGAAGAAACGACAAGACAAAATTGGGAACTTCCGGCGTTATAACAAGCTATCTAATACACCAATAGATAAAGTGTGTCCTGTGTGCGGTAATAATTTCCAAGGATTACGAGAGATATATTGCAGTCCAGAATGTAGCAAAAAAGCAAGAGAAAGAGCAGTAAAAGAAAATTCCAAACAATATTATCTGGATCACAAGAAAGGCAGTCAATAACGGCTGTCTTTTTTCTGTGCCTGGTTTCCAATAATTCATAAAATGTAACGTTACATATAACGCAACAACTAACGCAAAATCTAACGTTAATTGCTCTATATCTTATATCTTATTCTATAATCTATATTATAATAATACAGTATATTATAAGCCTATACAGTAGAGGTATATATAATAATTATAGTTATATATAATATATACAAGGGCAGAATATATTTTTAAATTTATTATTGACATATGAGTGTAAAAGGCTTAATATATTAACCAGACAAAGCAAATAGGCAGTATATAGCCAGATTATAATATATACAACTCTTGGTAGTCTTATTAGACCGTGACCCGCTGCAAAACGTATTCTTGCAATTGGTGGCGGTCTTTTTTTATTTATATTTTAGTGTTGGAGGTGATCATAGATGCAGAATATAGAACATGTAGAAGGACAAGAACTAAATACGACAGATCAGAAGACAGAAGTGTATACAGACAGAATACAAGAAGCTATAGCTAATTACTGCATAGATCACGATATAGACAAGAATGATATATATACATTCGATCAACAGAGATGGAATAGTGTATTGTTATATATTTACAGATCAGTATTTAAACCATGTAAAAATGATGGAGTAGTAAGACTATATAACGAGAAAAGTAATATAGATTATTCAGATAAAGAGTTACTGGATAATGTAAGTAATATATATATAGCTATGTGTTATGAGTATTCGAAAGAGGTATCTGTAATGGGATTTAGTAAGATGACTGGAATACATTTAGATACGCTCTATCAATGGCTGAATAATCCGGATGCTGAACGCGGGTCGTCCGAGTTAGTTAAAAATCTGCAAGCCGAACGTGAAGAAAGCTTAAGCAACAAATTAGCGTCTGGGAAAGGTAATCCGGTTGGCATATTAGGCATACTTAACAGGCATTACGGTTGGAATATGGGTCAGCCAAGAGGGCAGAGCACAGCACAGAAAGCACCAGATCTTCCCGGAATCGCTCATAAATACATCGAAGATACACCGAACGATGATAAAAACGATGAAGCACCAGCACTTCCAACACCTAAATTTTAATACAATTTATAATAGTTGTCAGACAATTTAAAATGCATTTGAATCATTTACTAGATGTTGTGTGCTGACTTGCAATAATACAATATCTAGTGTCACATCTATTTAACAAACAGTCATTTGTTGTATAGATACATATGTTCGATTGAGTAACGGACCATTTAGCTGCCATTTATAACCACCAGGCGGGGGTCTAAGAGGGGCAACGCCCCGGAGGTAACCTGAACCCCTTAAGGAAAATTTTTATAAAAAGACCTTGCCACTTATTCACCATCAGGAGGAATTCTTAATGAACGATATTTTTGATACACTCAGGTTTGTGAAACCAACATACTTAGTCAAAACAGACAAGAATATATATCGCATACAGGCCAGTACCTGTTCAATAGATACCGATTTGAAAATCATTTGCTTTTATAACAAAGGATCTGTACAGGCTATGTTTCGAGTGGATGATGTAAAAACTTTTTATAAAACCATCTGATGGAGGAAGAGGATATGTTGATTAAAATCACAGCAATGTTCATTGTTTTGACAATAGCATTCACAATAATCGGGAAAGCCTATTATAAATCGCTGAATGATACTCATAAATTATTATTTAACATCGGTCATTTTACAAAAGGCGAACAGATATTTCTCTTCATTGGGGCTGTCATTTACTTTTCGACTTTCCTGTCGGTAATTGCAACAGCGTTCTGGATGATTTTCAAATTCTTGTAGGTTCTTGGAGGTTTAGTGATGGGTGAAAAAGATACTGGAACGCGGACGTTATACATGATGGACTCTAACGGACAAAAATATGAATTGGGCGGACTTCCGGAACAAGACAATAGAATACTTATCCATGGTGATTCTGACGAATATTTAGAGAATGTGACTGGTACTGGCTCATTTACCTGTGAAATTAATATTGAAAATCTGAAACACGTATTTGAAACATTGGGTGAATTGCTTGGCAAAGTAACTCAAAATAACAACTGGCGAAAACTTCACGGTTTGCCAATGAGGAGAAGAAAATGGTTAAGATAATTTGTTTTATTGGAAATTTGATATTACTTTGTATCTGTGCAGCTATGCTTTATCAGTTCATTCGCAATAAAGAACCGAAGTTCTCATGCTTCATGGCTGGATACATGTTGTTGATGGCAATTGTTAACTGTTTACACATATAACAGGTGGTGGTGAAAGATAAATGTTTGTAATATTCGTTGGCGCATTAGCCGTATTTTTGATAATTGGAATGCTTTTGGCTTGGGTAGGAAATAAAGTTCTACTTGCAATCCTTAAAGATAATGCAAAAGCAGAAAAAGAAATTGAAGAAAGGAAAAAGGACGAATGAAGAAAGTCATAGTAACAGTTGTTGCGATAGCAGCAGTTATTGGAGCGGTCTTTACTGTAAAATCCTGTAAGTTGATTAAAACCGGGCAAACCGGAATCGTCTACACATACAGAGATGGAGTCCAGGATCAGACGCTTTCACCGGGATTAAATTTTGTCGGGCCAATGAAAAAAGTAAAACAGTTCTCGACAAGTAATGAAATTCTGGTAATGTCAAAAGACAAGAGAGAGGGTAGCAAAAAAAACGAAGCTTTTAAAGTGGCAACTTCTGATGATGCAAGTATTGCAGTAAGTTTTCAGATGTCATACCGTTACAACCCAGACACGCTTGTTGATACATACAAGAAGTTCAAGGGGATGGACGGTGACGAGATTGTAGAAAGCCGTGTGAAACCGGTTTTGAAATCAAAAATCTCAGAAATTACAACGGATTATTCAATGATGGATATCTATTCTGGAAATCGTTCAAAGCTAAACACAGAGCTGACGAAATACCTCAACAAAGAATTTTCTAAGAAATATGGCATTGAAGTGCTGGATGCATCAATCATTGATGTTCACCCAGACAGTAAGCTTAAGAAAGCGATTGACAATCGTGTGACAGCTTTGCAAGAGAAGCAGCAAGCAGAAGCCGAACAGCAGAAGATTAAGGTACAGACAGAGACTAAAAAGATTAAAGCAGAAGCGGACGCTCAGATTAAGATCACGGAGGCTCAGGCAGAAGCTGAATCAAACAGAGTTATATCTGAATCGTTATCTCAGAACCTTATTGATTTCACGACAGCTAAGGCTCGATTGAAACATGGATGGATCACATCTCAGGGTGTAAGCACAGTTGTGAAAGACGCCGGAAATTAAGAATGTGTCAGTAAAGACGATAAAATCTAGTGCAACGCATGGCACGAAAAATATTATTGCTAACCGTCAGAGGGCGGTTTCGGATAGTGACCGAGAGGAAAGGTTGTGGCAAAACTCAGCAACAAGGGATGGTAGCTCGCTGAAATGCGAGGGACTGAGTTCACGGGTTCGAATCCCGTCTATCCGATGTGGTGAAACTCAACTCAGTATCTTTGCGGAGAACTGGCAGTGAAAGGCTGCAAAAAGAGTTTACCTAGCTTAGTAGGTTGCAAGCATATGAACGACGGTAACTTGCGTAAAATTCCATCGCATGCCGTATTCCCATAATGGTATTGGAGCTGGTTGCTAACCAGTCAGTCGGAAACGACTTGGAGGTTCGAATCCTTCATACGGCGGTTATGCTATCATAGCTCAATTGGTAGAGCAGTTGCAGATATTGAGGTGGTAAAGCGGTGCAACCACACACCAGTTTGGTTAAAAGAGATTCGGGAAATGCGCCACCCGACAATATCGTGCAGCAGGTTCCCGGTTCGATTCCGGGCGGTAGCTTTTAAAACATGATTAACTCAGTGCAGATGGATTTTTCAGTCTTGCTGAGATGCAATGGTAACGAGATAGGTTTGGTTCGGGATACTGGATCGGCTGATTCTTTTTGACAGAAGTGATTCTGTTGGAGAAGATGAACATCGTCAACAATGCCTTGCAGTGTATCATCATAGAGAAGTCAATAGCAGAATCCTTGTGGTCGGCGAATAATAGACGTCTGCTGTGCAGAAATAATCCAGTGATGTGAGTAGTGTGAGAGACTACGGACTAACTGGAAATTCTCAATAAGCTGATTTGCCTTGAATCTGAGAAATCGGAGTATAACACAAGAAATTCGTTAAAGTAGCGGTATGGCAAGTTCTTAAATAAGCAATTTCGATATGAGCAATGCAAAAGGTGCAAAATAGGCGAAAACATAATCTGAAAGAGCCGTGAAATTTACGGGTATCAATCCCGTGTGTGCTTTGACAGCGGTAAGAAGCCAAGGGTCGCACCCGAACGCTCAGACTTATCGTCACACTGGCAGAATATGACTTTTACCGTGGTGAATAAGAGGAAACTCTAATCATGTTTTTCTTATTCTTATCATTAAAAGCCGGAAACTTGCAACGTCTTCCGGTAAATGAAGTGTTTTAGTTGCGGTATCACTTCAAAAAAAGGTATATAGCAATAAAAGATTGTAGTATACTCCCTCAAATATTATTGAATATTGTTTTTTCAGAACAAAGAACCGTAACAGAGGTGGCAATATGGGAACACCAATACCCACCATATAACTATTGCCATCTGCTAACGGAACGTAGCTCAGTGGTAGAGCAACTGGCTTATATCCAGTGTGTCGGAGGTTCGATACCTCCCGTTCCGATTTAATGACGTATAGCTCAATGGTAGAGCATCCGGCCGTTAACCGGAGGGTTGCCGGTTCAAGTCCGGCTATGTCAGTTTTTTAATTGAAAGGAGAAATGAACGATGACATTTAAAGAAGCGTTTGAATTAATGAAACAGGGTGCAAAGGTAAAATTACCTGGTTGGAACGGCTATTGGTGTTGGGATGATGATAAGCAGACGATTATGATTCATTGCAGGATTAAAGATTCTGATGCAGGACAGGGAGATATTCTTGATATCCGTGAAACACAGAGAGTGGAATATACTTTCATGCACACACAGAGAGTCGATTGGATGATTGCTGATGGAGAGAATTGCGGTGTTCTCGGCGGTCAGTCAACATTTGGGTTTGATGATGCTATCCGGTATTTAAAGAGAGGTTTAAAAGTTGCCCGTAAAGGTTGGAATGGGAAGGAGCAGTACATTCAGCTTGCTACTGGTATTTCTTACAAGACAGCGGACGGAGAAATTGTAAACTGTGAACATGATGCTATCGGAAACATGGCTATTGCATTTGTTGGAACGTCAGGAGTACAGATAGGATGGCTTGCTTCCCAGGCTGATATGCTTGCGGAAGATTGGACATTTGCGGAGTAATTTTATGGATAAAATTGCAATTGAACATGCTAATGCTGTAGTCGAAGCGACAGAGCAAAAGATAATTGGGAAATTGATTTTTTATGGTTGGGCGGTTGATGGTAGATGGACAGTGTTGAAAAATAAACGTTGTTATATTCATCGAAGACTTATATGGAAACCAGTATTTAAAAGCCCGGACGTAATAGCTGAATTTGATAACATCTCAAGTATAACTGTAAATGACGAATTTGAGTTTTTTGCGCGATATGAAGAATGGGGGCTGGTTGGGATGGGTAACCCGTTAGAATTTGATGAACTACCGTTCGGATTGAAGGAGACATTTAAGAATGAAAGCAATGTTAAGTCAGCCGATGGCTGGAAAGACAGACGAAGAAATCGCAAAAACAAGGGCAAAAGCAATTAATGCTCTTGAAGCGAAAGGATACAGAGTAGTAAATACACTGTTCGAATTTTCTGATAGAAATTTAAAAAAGCGTGGAGTAGCGCAGATTCCATTGTATTTCTTGGCTAAATCTCTTGAGAATATGAGCCTGTGCCATGCGGTATACTTCTGCAAGGGATGGCAGAATGCTAGAGGTTGCCAGATTGAACATGATGCTGCGGTTGCTTATGGACTGGATATTATTTATGAGGAGGATTAAAAACATGAAAAAGTTATCAACAATTCAGAAAAGAGAAAAATTAAATGACGTATTTGCAGTAGATGAAATAGGCCCAGGTGGTGCTAATCACTTATATTGCGTATACAAGGCTGGAACGGCAACGCTTGAAGATGATGATACGTCATTAAGGGCAGAGCCGGAAAATCTTCTTCTTACATTACAGATGCAGTGTGGACCACGAAAAGAGACAGATTCATTACATGGCGTTATTGATACGGATTTACTGGAAATTGTTCGTGACCGCCTAAAATCTTTTCAGGCTGGACCGTTTGCATCAAAAGAAAATGCATGTGCACTTACCCATATTGAAGAAGCGCTCATGTGGATGAACCGCAGAGTAGAGGATCGTATTGAAAGAAATGTTCTTGGAAAGAATGAAGCGTAGTGGTAACATGATCGTTAACGGTTGGTATTACTGCCCGGCCGGTCACAAGACTGGTCAGAGGGTAGAAAAGAATTCCAATATTGAGAATACGCCGATTTGGTGTAAACACTGCAAGAAAGCGTATTACCCGGTGATTAAGGATGGGAAGATGCGAAATGATGGTAGGTGAAACTATAGATGATTCCACTTCCACTGTAATGTTCAAACCAATTTGCGCTCATTGCGGATATGTATTCAAGAAAATTGAATATAACGCAAACAAACCTTATTATGGATGGAAACTTAGCGAAAGTGGATTTACACCACCGTATTGTCCGAGATGCGGAAAGAAAATAGTATCTTTAACACTCCCCATGCCGGATGAATACGGAAATGTAAAATATGAATATGAAAAAAATGAATGATTTAGTGCCAGAGCCTAAGAGCCAGAGCTGATATTTGTGAGAAATCGCAGATATTGGCTCTTTTTTTGTTTTGGAGGAAGATATGTCAAATAGATGTAATGATTGTAAATTTCATGATTGGGATTATGAATGGGACGAAGTAGATGAAGAAGAATACCCCGTTCGCATTTGCGAAGAAGGACATAACGAATACGTTGATTCGAGGGAAGAGTGCCCGTTCTTTCAGAAATTTGTAAAGGAGCCATACGTTGAGAAATACACAAAGTGTGATAAATGCAAATTATTGGAGGAATGTAAAGAAGAAGGAAGATTAATAGAAGTAACAACAGAACAGGATAGCAGTCAACATTACATAATGGGGCGTGGGGATCCATGCAAGGAGTAGATTTAAGTGATATCAGGTAGAAATAGAAGAATTATAAATGCAATAAAGAAAAAGCCTGTGTGCTGTGAAATTCTGAGTGACCTTTTTGATATGGCGAGAGTCGTATATAACGAGGATAACGCAGAGCTTTCTTATTGTCTGAAAATCACTGAATATGTGAAAGAAGTTATCCCTTATCTGCCTAAATCGAACTCCTTGAATGCGCTGTACTGGAAAGTCTTATTGTGGGAAGCACCGAACCGCTTTGAAAGTTTCTTACTGTATATGGAGAAGAATAGACCGTATAAGAAGAAATTCTATGAACCGAGAATGAATCCGCTACGGATTGTGGCACAAGACCTACAGGATTTGGAAGATGGCAAATACGATTTCTACGGACTATCAATGCCACCTCGAGTCGGAAAATCTACAATCTGTATTTTCTTTTTTGCATGGATTATCGGAAAGCGACCAGACAGTCACAATGCTATGAGTGGTCATAGTGGTATTCTTGCCGACAGATTCCACAACGACCTGATTAAATTGACAGAAAATGAAGAATACACTTTTCATGAAATATTCCCGGACGTAAATCTACAGATGAAGTCATCTGAAAAGAATGAGCTGTACTATGATGCAGTTGAAAGCTTTGCAACCACAACGTGCCGTGGTATTGATGGAACGTGGACAGGCGCGGTAGATATCAGCCAAGATGGATACTTATATGTCGATGACTTGGTGCGTGACCGTAAAGAATCACTTAGTCCAAAACGTCTGGAAGGACGATATCAAGATTATCTGAATATTCTAGTTGACCGTAAAAATGATGGTTCAAGAGAGCTGATGGTTGGTACCAGATGGAATGTCATGGATCCATTAGGGAAAATCGAAAAACAGTATAAGAACAATCCTCGGTATAAATTTAGAAAACTACCGGCACTTAATGAAAAAGGAGAATCGAATTTTGATTATCCGGTAAAAGGATTCTCAACGAAATATTACCATGATATGCGGGACAAGCTTGATAAGAATGAGTGGATGGCTAAATTTATGCAGACTCCATTTGTTAGAGAAGGTCTACTATTCCCGGCAGATGGATTAAGGTATTACAACGGCATACTGCCGGAAGGTGATCACCGTGTAGTCGGTGCGTGTGACGTTGCCTGGGGTGGTGGAGATAGTTTGTCAATGCCTATTGGTTATGAGTATCCGAATGGAGATGTATATATTCCTTCATGGATATTCAATAAAGGGCCGAAAGAAACAACCATTCCGCTTGTGACCGGGAAAATCATGGGCGAAAAACTTACAGAGATACAGTTCGAAGCGAACAATGGTGGAGATATGTATTCGGACAAAGTAAGTGCTGAACTAGAAAAGCATAATTACCATTGTAGCTGCTCTTATAAAAAAGCACCGGGAAACATGGAGAAAATGACCAAAATGGTTGCGTATTCCGGGGATGTAAAAAGGCACTTCATATTCTTGGACCCGGAACATCAAGATCAAGAGTATAGTGATGCAATGGATGAATTGAATATGACTGTACAGATTGGTGACAATGAACACGACGATGCCGGAGATGGCATTACTCAGTTGGCAATTAAGATATATGGAGATGTTGGCGGACCGGCTGACATCATATCAAGTCCAGTTTAAGGAGGATACACAGAAATGAAAATCACCAGAAAAGATATTGCAAACTATAAATTATTAAAGGTCCTTCTTGAAAGGGATCAGAGAAAGCTTGATCGTTATATTGCAAAACAACCGTCTACATATTCCGGTAAAGTATACGGATCCAATCCGAACTTCCCATATGAGCCACGTGGATTCACAGTCGGTGGTTGTACAGATGCAGAAATTCAGCAGAGAAAAGAATGGGATATGAAGTGTCGGGAAATGGAAGTCAAGATTCAAGACGATATCCGTAGGCTGAATGAATTGGAAATGAAAATCGACACGGTAATTGCTGAGTGTTCAGACATTGAAGACAAGGCTATTCTTGAATATACGAAGGATGGCTTACAACAGAAAGAAATATCTGAGTTAGTAGGCATTGAACGATCAGCCATTTCAAGAAGAATAAAAAAATATGTCTCAGACTAAATTTGCACACAAAACACATCTGAGAGTGCTATAATTATAATTGAAGAAACTATAATTAATTTAATGTTGCAGAAAAGAACTTTACGTGCCGCTATCACGTAGGGTTCTTTTTTTACGCAAAAGGCAGGTGAATTCGGTGTCTGAAGACAATAGCAATGACGTATATGTATATCCTGAGTTTACTGGCAGACGCCGGATTTACTCAGATGTAGAAAAGATTACAAAAGAAAATATTTTTGAAGTTCTTGAGAAAGCAATGGTTATTCACATGAAAAATGCGAATATCATGACAACACTTATGAGATATGAAAAAGGAATACAGCCACTTGTTAGAAAAAAGATTATTCGAAAAGAAGTAAATATCAAAGTACAGGACAATCTTGCTAACCAGATTACTGAGTTCAAACTTGGATACGTCTGGGGACAGCCTATTACCTATGTGCAGCGTGGAAATAAGGATTTAAAGAAATCCACAGACAAGCAAAATGATACACAGGACGATGCAATATCCATGTTGAATGAGCTGAATGATTCCGAGTATGCTTTTTCAAAGGATCAAGAACTTGGAAGATATGTTGAAATCAATGGACTTGGATATCAGTTTGTTGATATTAAAAAAAAATACACCGGATCTGCACCATTTGATTTGGCGACATTGAATCCGCTTTTTACATTCTGTATTTACAGAAATTCGGCGCTACAAGAAAAACTTGCTGGTGTCACTTTCCGTAGGACAGAAGACGGGACAGTGTATTACACAGTGTTTACACCAGATACTCGGTATGAAATTAAGGATATGCGAGAAATCATAAATGGAAATAAACCAGAAAACCCTTGGTCTTTTATGAAAAGAAACGGTGAAAAAAATCCACTGGGGATGATTCCAATTGTGGAATTCAACAGAGCAACGGATAGAACAGGTTGCTTTGAACGTCAGATATCAGACATGAACGCACTGAATGTAGAAGTATCTGATTTCGCCAATGCTGTAGCACAGACTACTCAAGAGGTTTTCTTTGGAACTGGATTTGAATTACCAAAAGATGGTGACGGAAAAACACAAGCCCCTGTAGGAGGGCAATGGATTATTGCTAAGCCTAATGCTAATGGTGGTTCGCCAATGCTTAAGGCTATATCAAGCAATTTTGATTATTCTGGCGTACAGGAAAATATAGTTAGTAAGCGAAACATGATTCTCCAAAAAGCATACGTGCCAATACAGACAGATCCTGGCGGTGGTTCTACAGGATCTGCAATGAATATGTCATCTGGATGGAGTGCTGCTGAAAATAGTGCTTGCAAAGAAGAACAGATTTTACGCCGTGGAAAAGCAGAGATTGTGGAATTGGAGCTTGTTGCTATTAAAGCAACCCCATACATTGAGTATAACAGTCCATTAAGAGATTTAGAGGCTTCCGATGTAAAACCGAAGTTTATTAGGAATAAGACATATGATCTTGCCACTAAGGTAAATTCAATGGTAGCGATGGTTAATGCCGGAGTGAATGGACGAGTTGCTATGGAACAGGTTGACTTATTCCCTGATGTGGCTCAGGCATGGGCCGACAGCCGGAAGACGATTGAAGATTATCAAAAATCATTGATCAAGAAAGACACGCAGCAACCAGCGCAGAAGAGAGAAATGTCTGACTTATCTGACCAGATAGGTAATTCACCGATTCTGGATGGAATGAATACAGATAATGGCGGTGATGATGATGTTCAAAAATCTTAGTTTTGATGAATTGAATGCTCTTGTTAAGAATGAACGGAGTATGCCGTTTGAACAGTATTTTGGAGAAATGAGTCTTCCAGAAGAAGATAAAACCGAAAGAATTCGGATTGCGCAAGAACTGGAAAATAAGTTTCTTGACATTATAGCACTGCTGTTCACGATGGCTCAATCGAACAGGATTGATTATGAACAGATCCGGCAGCAGATTGAAGATTCATATCTTTTCGTTATTGGAAAATATGTAAATGTTGATACGCATCTTTCTACATATATAAAAAGTTTTTCTTATGACATTATAGACAGCACAAAACGCCATGAGAAAGAACCGTACTACTATTCTAAGGACAGGGCACGGTACATGGCAGAAAATGAAGTTAATACAGCTATCAATCATACAAGATATGTGGAAGCTGTTAATTACGGCCGGACAATGAAGCGGTGGGAATCAATTATAGACGAGGTGACAAGGGAAAATCACAGAGAGATCAATGGGAAATATATTCCTATAGGGAATGCTTTTCACGTTGGGGATTCATGGATGATGTTTCCAAAGGATACCTCATTAGGGGCAGATGCGAAAGAAATAATTAATTGCAGATGCTCAATTACGTATTCATAAAAAATTACAGTCGCAGAAATGTGGCTGTTTTTTATATGGCACGGAGATGTGCCTTATCAAGCGCAAAGGTCAGAGAAGACCGTAATCGCAACTATTAAGAGATGAGAGAGAACTCTGTAAACGCAAAGAAAGGAACATGATAATTATGGAAGATAACAAAAACATTGACACACAGGGTCAACAGAATCCAGAACCAGAAAATCAGCCGGACGAAAAAGAGCCTACTGTAGAAGAACTCATGGCGCAGTTAGCTCAGGAAAGAGCCGAGAAAGCAAAGTTGAAAAATAATTTCGACAAGACATCTTCTGAGCTTGCTAGCACAAAGAAACAGCTTAAAGCTAAGCAGACTGCGGAAGAACAGGAAGAAGAGGCTAAGAAAGAAGCTGAGGAAGCGCATAAGAAATACGTTAAAGGCCTTGAGGATAAAATCAAGCTGACCGATGCGACAAACAGATACCTTGCTCTTGGAATGTCCGCTGACATGGCAAAAGACACTGCACAGGCTGAACTTGAGAAGGATATGGTGAAAGTCACCGAAAACATGAGCAAGTTCAAAGACGCATCTATCAAAGAAGCAGAAGCAGAATGGCTGAAAAGCAGACCACCGGTAAATGCAGGACAGGGCGATGGAGAAGAAACAGATTTATTCCTAAAAGGGTTTAATGGTTAATCTTCCTTGATGATACCGGACACGAATTGATGTGTTCGCTAATTACAAACAGTTAGTAAAGGAGAATTTAAAAATGGCAGTAAATTACGCTGAGAAGTATTCACAGATTGTGGATGAGAGATTTAAAATTGGTGCACTTACATCTGCACTTGTAAACTATGCATACGATTGGGTTGGAGTGTCCACTGTAAAGGTATTTTCTGTACCTACAGCAAAGATGGGTGACTACAAGACAGAAGGCTCTAACAGATATGGAACTCCGGCAGAACTCGATAATGAAGTACAGGAAATGATTCTTTCAAAAGATCGTTCCTTTACATTCACAATCGATAAGAAGAGTGAAGATGATACTATGGGAACAATGGCTGCAGCAGCTGCGCTGAGACGTCAGATTGACGAAGTTATTATTCCAGAGCTTGATACATACCGTATTGCAAAACTGGTCGCCGGAGCAGATGTATCACACGTTGTTAAAGACGTTGCTGTAACTAAAGCTAATGCTTACGAGAAGTTCCTTGCAGTACAGGAGATTCTTGATAACGCTAAAGCTCCTACAGGTGGAAGAGTATGTATTGTAACACCGGGTTACTACAACATGCTGAAACTGGATGAAGCATTCACAAAGAAAGGTGATATGGCTACAAAGCTTGCTATCACTGGACTTGTTGGTGAAGTTGATGGTGTACTTATCATCAAAGCTCCGGCATCTTACTTCCCGGAGAAAACAAACTTTGTAATTACAAATCCAGTTGTTATGCCTTCACCGATTAAACTCGCTGAATATAAGATTCATGAGGATGCTCCTGGCATTTCTGGTAGCCTTGTAGAGGGACGTGTACGCTATGACGCTTTCGTTCTCAATCAGAAGAAAGCTGCTATCGGCGTATGTCAGAATCCAGCAGATTAAGGAGTGATCGAGTATGATTACTGTCGAAAAAGACGGAGTGAGAATGAACGTGAGGTCTGAGATTCAGGCCTCCGCTTTTATCTCTAGCGGTTGGAAGCAAGCAGATGTGGCTGAGAAAGCTCCGACAACTACAACTAAGCCTAGAGCAACTAGACAGAGTAAGAAATAGGTGATTCGCAGATGGATAAATTGATTGAAGAGATATATGAGGATTTGAAAATAGAATTGGGTATATCGGAAGAATCTGATTTGTCCATTCTAATATCAAAAGTAAAAAATGCCTATAGAGAGGTGAAAAGAGAACGGAATTACCCTAATTCATATGATGATGAAACTGTCGAAAATGATATGGAAAAATATTATTCCAACATAAGACGGCTTGCATTGTATGATTATAACCAATATGGAGTTGAGGGTGAAATATCCCACAATGATAATACTGGAACCCGTACATGGGCTTCCAGAGAAAAATGTCTTGAAGGAGTGGTAGCAATATGCACACTGATTTAAGAAAGGTTTGGTGATCCAATTATCTCCCGGCAACTGGGTGAAGTTGTAAGAAGATTGTGCGTGACCAAAGCGGTGATTTTGCCGGAATGGTCGCAGGGAAATATGTGCAATGATGGTGGAGGGATAGCACATTGAGAAACTTAAAGAAAAATGAAACAAAATTATGGTATTCGAATTACGGAAAAGGGAATCCGATACTGGATGAAAACGGTGATGAGACGGGGGATTATGACAGTGGTTATGGTTCTCCTGTTTCTTTTTTCGCTACTTTATCGGCAAGCAAAGGAAATGCCTATGCCGATGTATTTGGAACGAATTTGGACTACACCAGAACGCTATCAACGGTTCAGAAACTTCCTATAACAGAAGAATCTCTTATTTGGAAGTCTGAGCCGATTCTGAATGCAGATGGTACGGTCGATAAAGAATCAGCCGACTATACTGTAGCCGGTATAGCAGATGGATTAAACGAATTGGTAGTTGCCCTGAAAGCGAGGAAGAAAAATGCCTAGATACAAAGTGGGATTATCCGCTAGAGAATTTCGTGAGTTGGCAGATCAGATACATGATTATCGAATGGATCTGCAAGAAAAATGTGAGGAATTCACGCGGCGTCTTGCTGAGGAAGGTGTTGCCATTGCAAAAGCAAATATCTTAAGCGAAGAAGCAATCTATACCGGCGAACTGCTTAATAGCATGGATTTTGAACCGGGCGACATTGTATCTAACGGCGCATCGTATTACATTTATACGGCGTGCCCGTGGGCGAAATTCGTTGAATTTGGTACCGGTATTGTTGGATCCGAAAATTCTCATCCAGATACTTCAATTGTTGGATGGAAATATGATACAAACAACCACGGTGAAAATGGATGGCATTATTTCAAGGATGGCGCATGGCATTGGACACAAGGTATGCCGTCAAGACCATTCATGTACAATACTGCTTCTGAATTGCGAAGCATGAATACTATAGCCGATATAGCAAGGGAGGTGTTTGGAAGTGATTGACGCATCGAATAGAGTTTTGACTAACATCAAAACATATGTGGCAGAAACTTGTAAGAATGTATCCAATTATTCCAGCAAAAGTCCTCCGGCATTTCCGGCAGTGTCGGTTGTTCAAATTGATAATCCAGATGCATGTATGGATTTGGAGAATAACGAAAATGCCGTAACTTCTGTGATTGAAATTCAGTGTTATTCCAATAAAAGCAACACGGAAACAAGGAATATCATAAATCAATGTTGTGATGCAATGCGAATGATGGGATATCGCCGTACATACGGTCCGAAGCCTGTCACAAATGCATCAGACACAAGTATCTATCGTACAGTGGCAAGGTTTACAAGACTTGTCTCAGCGGTAGATGAAATAGAGAAATTTGAAACTAAGGGAGCGCAAAGCTCCCTGTTTTAATATGTAATTTTACCGGATGCCATTAGGAGGCATTCGCTGACCGCATTAGTTAAGCGGTAGAAAGGTAGGTATATTATGGCAGCAGCTAACGGAAAAGCTTACGCAACCATTGGAACGACTTTAGAGTATTCAAAAGATGGAACATCATGGACAGAATTAACACCGATCGTTACGTTCCCGGCACTCGGCGGTGATCCAGAACAGATCGATGTAACTGATATGTCCGATGAAATGCAGACATTCATCCTGGGCGTTCAGCAGATGGATGGAATGGAATTTACAGCCAACTATTCACCGGCAAAATATAAGGAAGTTGACGATCTTTCATTACAGGATCTGAAATACAGATTAAAACTTGGAAGAAACGGTGCACTTGGAACTGCAAAATGGGATGGGCAGCATTCTGTACGCATCACAGAGGGTGAAGTAAACGGAAAACTCGGTATGACTATTAAATGCTCAAATTCTACAAAAGTCGTTGTTGATGTTGAACCGGCAGCGTAAGCAAGGGGAGGGAAACCTCCCTTTTTATTTTTTAATTAAGGAGAATGAACATGAAAGTAAAGATTAACAAAAAGACATACGAAGTACAGGAATTACAGATTGGTGCATACACACACATTGAAGAGCAGGGATTTTCTATTGTTGACGCAATCCAGAAAAGACAGCATATGCTACTGGCTGTAGCACTTGTATGTGGAGTGGTTGGCTATGATCGTGCAGAAGCTGAGCATATCGTTGAACAGCACATTCTTGGCGGTGGAACAATCGTTGAGCTGTCCAATACTTTTATGGAGCTTGTGTATGAATCTGATTTTTTCCGAAAGATGCTCGGAATGCCGACAAAGGCAGAAGAGGAAGAAGCGGAGAAGAAAGCCAAAGCCGATCAGAAGAAGACAGCGAAAACGGAATCAGAATCGTAAGTTGCACGCAGTTTATACAGGATTATTGGTTACCCCGTGCTATTCGTAGCGGGGTTCCAATGACCGATTTTTACAAGCTTACTCCAAAGATTATAAATGCATATGCAAAAGAATATGAACGTAAAACACAGGAACAATGCGACCTACTTGAATATAGTGCATGGTTGCATGGTTCTTATGTGCAATGCGCAATTGCATCAGCATTTATAAAAGAAGTTTCGTATCCTGAAAATCCATTGTTAAAGGGAAATGAGAAAATCGAAGAAGAAACAACAAACGAAGATTCTTATGTTGGAGAAGCGCAGTTTTTGCAGTTTATTAGTGCCATTAACAAGAAATTCGATGATTAAAGGTAGGTGAGAGCAAATATGCCAGATGAAATTGATAGACTCGAGATAGCGGTAGAAACAGAAGCGAACAATGCTAATCGTGCACTAGGTACGATGGAAAAGAAACTTAATAGAGTTGCAGATTCACTTGAAAAAGTTATGCTTATGGCTCAGGGTGGATTTTCTTTCAAGAATGTCGATTTTGACAAGCTGTTATCTGGAAGTGCAATGAAAAATTCCGCAAAGAAATCTGGAAAAGAACTGTCTGACAGCCTTATCAGCGGATTTAACCTCGATAAAGCAGGAGCGGATGTGCAGAAACAGGTAAAAGCTCTCACCAGTAAAATTTCTAAGGGACTTGCAGAAACTTCCGGGCACCCATACAAGGGATTAGACAAGGATATGAAATCTCTTGGAGCATTAGTGTCTAAGAACGGATCTATTGCAAAATCTACATCCGATGATTACCAGAGATTGTATGAAACCATTAAGGCAATGGGACGTATTAAGATACATCCGGCTACAGCCAAATCATTAGGCGATTCATACAAGGATAGAAGCGGTGTCCTTAAACAGAAGATAAACACTTCATCTGGAACTGAATTAGACTCAATATATCAAGAACTTAAAGGACAGTTCCCGGGCATTTTAAAAGATGTAAATAATGTTGAAGACGAATTTTATCAGCTTAACGATGCTATTAAAAAGTTTTACGCAACCAGTAAAGGAACTTATAAACCGGACTGGTTGGAAGACTCTGCTTACGAAAGTGTAGCAGACGGTGTAAGCGATATTGTATCAGGGATACAAAAAGCAAAGACAGAATCTACGGATTTATCTGCATCGATGCACGAAATTGAAGATACTGGAAAAAGCTTTTCTGAATTATTCGGCGCAGGACTGAATACATCAGGTCTTGAAAAAGTAGCATCGCTTTCAAGAGAAATAACACGTCAGAGATCAGATTCACAAAAGAAAAACAGAACGGACTTGAAGTTTCCGGTATTACCGTATTCTGAAATCAATGAAAAATTCGCAAATTCTAAATTGACAACCGACTTTTCTTCTATGGGAATTTCTGATTTACGGAATGAAGTTTCTAAAAATCAACGTGCATATGATCGCATGAAACAAAGCATTGCTGACAAGGCAGCACTTTCTGGTACTGATGAAATGGGCGGTAAAGACTGGTATAGGTCTATTATGCAGATGAATCAATACAGAAATGCTATCAATGATGGTACAGAAGCTATTAAGCGTTTTGAAATCGAGAAGCAAAAGGCGAATGAACTTGCCAAAAGTAAAATTACTATCACTCAAAGCGATTCGCAAGAAGCAATTGATGAAAAAGTCCCGGATATTATAGAGGAAGCATCTACAAATGCAAAGGACTTAAGCGATAACTTAAAAAAAGTATCTGTACCGAATGAAGCCTTGGACGATGCGAAACAACTTGGATATCGCCTTGCTGATACAGCAGATAAGATGAATAGTGTATCTAAGCAGTCCGTTTTTCATAAGCTTCCACAAATGATGAAAGACTCATTCAAGATGAATGAAGATGGAGAACTTCCAGCACTACAAAAGTTTTCTGATACTTTCAGAAAATCAATTGGCGGTATGCCTGTGAAAGTAATGGACTTCATGAAGTTGGATGAAAGTGGCTCACTTAAAGGCATTTCTTCTTTGAAAGAGAAAATCAGAAACGCAAGTAATACTAAAATGAAAGCTCCTGATACATCAGCTATTGATGAACAAATCAGTAGTGTTGAACGAGAAATTTCACGAATGAAAGCAATTCTGCAAAGTGAAATTAATTTGGGTGACATCGAATCTGCAGAAGAGACGCATCAAGAAATTTTGACATTAATCAAAGACTTGAAACAGTTTCAAAGTATCAAAAATCAGGCATTTCAAAGCACGGAAAAAGTAAGTGCATTTAAACGTGCTCTTGCCGGAATAAAAGGATCCGCAAAATCAATTAACTCCGCAAAGAAATCATTCAACGATGTATCAAAGGCCATCCAGAATGCAAGAAGTATGGCGAGCAAGGCAATCCATCCATTCAGAACATTGAAAGAAATGATATCTGGTGCGAACAATAGCGGAAATAAAGGAATGTCGTGGGGAAGAATGCTCGGTTCATCCCTTATGTTTTCGACTATATTCGGAGCGATCAGTCAGATAAAAGAAGCAATTAAAGCCGGGTCCGACAATCTGGTTCAATACAGCTCTGCATACAACAAGAGCATATCTGGTATGGTTACTTCTTTGCTATATCTGAAAAACGCATGGGCGGCAGCATTTGCGCCAGTAGTAAATGTCGCTGCGCCATATATATCGCGGTTCATCGACATGATAGCCGGTGCTTTAAATGCAGTTGGTCAGTTCACCGCTGCTCTTACTGGAAAAGGTCGTGTTGTACAAGCGAAAAAAGCTTGGTACAACTACGGAAAGAGCCTTGAAGATACCGGCGATAAAATAAAAGATACAACAAAAAAAGCGAAAGACTTACAGAACTATCTGCTTGGAATTGATGAACTAAATGTTTTACAGCCTAATACAGACAACAATTCAGGAAGCGGTTCATCTGGTTCTGGTGGAAAGTATACCGGACCATCTGCTTCGGAAATGTTTGAGACAATCGAAGTTCCAAATTCAATGAATAAGTTGGCCGAAATGTTCAAAGACGCTATTGCGAAATCTGATTTTACAGATATCGGTCGCATGATTAGCAATAAGTTAAGCAACGCACTCGAGAGTATTGATTGGAAAAGTGTATATCATCATGCTGATAATTTCGGAAAAGACTTGGCAACATTTCTTAATGGATTGATTACGCCACGTCTTTTTTATGATTTAGGCGCAACGATAGCCGGAGCAATCAATACAGCTTTTCACGCTGCTAATGCATTTGCCATAAATTTTGACTGGTCTAACTTGGGTACATCACTTGCAAGTAGTATAACTGGATTCTTCGAAAACTGGGATGCCGGTTTGACGGGTGAAACTTTCAGCAATTTCTTTATTGGCATTTTTGATGCAATGACCGCATTTGTTAATAAACTCGATGCAGATGATACCTTTAAAACAGTTGGTCAAAAACTGGTTGATCTACTTTGCGGTTTGAAATGGGGCGATATGGCTTGGAGTCTTGCTGGGTTTTTTAAAGCATTTTCAGATGCTCTGATTGACTTCCCAATGGATTTTGTTGAAGGGATTGGACAGTCTATCGTTGAACATATCACTGGTTCGAAATTCAATGAAGATGCAGAAAAAAAATTCAATGAGAAATTAGATCCTATAAAGAAAGCTTATAGATTTATTCTCAGAGGCTTGAACCCGTTCAGTAGAATCTCAAGAGATATAGAAGTTGTACAAGAAGCTTTTAACAAATTTCCCGAGTATATCGAGAATCTAAAAAAGAAAGTAAAAGAAAAATTCGATGAATTGTTCACTAAAGAGTCGTTCAAAAAAGTCGGAAAAAATATCATAAAAGGTATTGTAAAAGGATTTGCATTGCACTTTGACTTATTCCCGGCACTTGATTTCTTTAATTGGGTGCATGACAGAATTTGTGATGTATTTGGTATTCATAGTCCGGCGAAGAATATGGAACCACTTGGTTCGTATGTCTTCCTTGGTATTGTAAATGGATTTAAGAGCAAATACGATGATTTTACAAAATCTATCAACGATTGGTATACAAATAGTGTTAAACCTTGGTTCACAACAAAGAAGTGGTCTGAAATTGGTGACGGAATCAAATCCGGCTTGGGCGATATTAATGACTGGATGAATGATAAGTTCGGCTCAGCCAGAAAATCAGTGAACGATAATTTCTCTGATGTTGGTACATGGTTTGGCGATAGGAATAAAGATATTCAGAATGCTCAAGATAGTATTAGTTCTTGGATGAGTACAAAATACAAAGATGCCAGAAAAGCTGTGAATGATAATTTTTCTGACGCTGGAATATGGTTTGCTAATCGAAAATCAGACATCCAGAATGCTCAATCAAGTATATCTACTTGGTTTGGTACAAAGTATAAAGATGCCAGAGGTTATGTGAACTCAGCATTTTCAAATGTTGGCACATGGTTCGGTGGACGTAAATCTGATATTCAGAACAACATGAAATCTGTATCTGGATGGTTTAAGAGTACATTCCAGACTGCTTACAAAGGCGTAACAGATTCATTCGGAAAGATTGGATATTTCTTCAAGGGTATTGCCAAAGAAATCAAGAAACCTATCATAGGTGCAATGAAAGCAATCCTCAACGGTGTGAACTGGGTGTATGAAAAACTTGGTGGCGGAAAGAACCACTTCAATGTTGCACAGCTGGACAAGTATGCTAACGGTACAAATGGTGTATCACATGATACTGTAGGTATCGTGAACGATCAAGCCGGTAGCACCTATCGTGAAATGGTACAATTCCCAAATGGAAAGACGATTATTCCAAAGGGACGTAATGTCATGTTACCAATGCCAAAAGGTACGAAAGTTCTTCCGGCAGATCAGACCGCTTCATTAATGAATATGCCACATTTCAAAAAAGGAATCGGAGATTTCTTTGGTGGCGCATGGGCGAAGTTCAAAGACTTTACAGGGAATATTGCTGATTATATCAGTGATCCTAAGAAGTTGATTCAGATAGCAATTGATAAGTTCACAGACTTTTCTGGCTATCTGGAACCGGGATTGTCAATGGCAAAAAATGCGGTTAGAGGTACTGTAGGAATTGCTGCGAAGTTCATAAAAGACAAACTAAAAGGCTTTGGTGGCAGTGGAAGTGGTGTTAATTACAAACCATCTGCCGGTGTGGAGCAGTGGCGTGCTACTGCAAAGAAAGCACTGGAATTGACAAATCAGTTTACAGAAGCGAATTTGAATCGCTTGCTTATGCAGATGAAGTCAGAATCCGGCGGTAATCCGAATGCAATCAATAACTGGGACATTAATGCAAAGATGGGTATCCCGTCCAAAGGCTTAATGCAAGTTATTGACCCTACATTCCGTGCTTACGCTATGAAAGGATTCGACAAAAACATCTATGATCCAATGTCAAATATCTTAGCAGCTATCAGATATACACTGGCACGATATGGAAGTCTCGAAAGAGGATGGAAAGGTCATGGATATGCAAACGGCGGTTTCCCGAAAGTCGGAGAAATGTTCTATGCAAGAGAGAGCGGTCCTGAACTTGTTGGAAAGATTGGAAACCGTTCAGCAGTGGTCAACAACCAGCAGATTGTTGATTCGGTAAGTAACGGAGTTTCAAGAGCAAATGATGAAACCAATTCACTCTTAAGAACAATCATTGAATACCAGGAGTTACTTCTTAAGAAAGAAACAAGCGTAAATATGGATGGAAAAAGAATGGATAAGCAGATATCAAAAGCGCGTAGGAATACGGGCTTTTCTTTTTCGCCAACGTAGGAGGTGTAGGAAATGGCAGCAAGGCATATATCCAATTTCATAATGGTAAATGGCAAGCCGTTTCCGGCACCGAAACGCTACCCAAATATGGTAGTGACAACGGCGGTAAATGCTGCCAGAAATGCCAATAACAAAATCGTCGGTCAGAAAATTGGTAGAGACAATTATAAGATTGACAACTTGGAATGGCCATATCTGGATGCGGAAACATGGTCAAGTATGCTAAAAGAATTTAAAAAATATTTTGTGACTGTAAGATTTTGGGATATGGTCGAAAATAACTGGATTACCTTAACCATGTATCCGGGAGATAGAACAGCAGACGTATTCAAATATGACAAAACTGGAAGACCAGTGGCGTACATAAATTGCAAAGTCAACATTATTGATGCGGGGTGGTAGTTAATGTATCAGACATCACAAGAATATAAAGAATCCATGAAACGACCAGTCCGCAATCAGTCCTACATGAAAATTCAGCTTGGATTGATTAACCAGGAGGCTCAGCAGACAGCGGGGCTTTCTGATACCAATAAATATAATGACTTCTCAGATGCAGAATCCATATTCAATCAACACACTGTAAGACGGTACGCAACTTATGAGAGCAATTTCTGGAAAGCAAATGGCATTAGCTTTTTCTTGCCAGAGAAGAAATCGGATTATCGAAAAGACGGGATTACTTCAACGAATTTGTTTGAAGAAAGTTTTCATGTGAAGTTTGTATTCGGTTGCGGAAAATCCGACATCAAAGGACTGACTATTAAATTTGGTAGAAATTATCCTACAAAATTTACGATCGTTACTGATAATGCTACGTCTTTTGAATATGAGAATACAGAAGAGCTTTTTAAGTCCGATGATGTGTTTGAGAATACGGAATCAATCGAATTAGTTATTACGGAAATGAATGTACCGAATACGAGAGTGCGAATTGATTACATTATATTTGGACTCGGCTTGGAATATGACGATGAATGGATATCCGAAGCGAGCAGTAATACAACTCTATCAGCAATCAACGAAGATTTGCCGGAATCCGAATTTAAGGTAACACTGTGCAATGACAACCAATTATTCAACGTAGACAATCCATCATCTGATATTAATTTCTTGGAAAGTGGTCAAAAAGTTAATGTCATGATGGGATATATGCTGGACGATGGGAATATTGAATGGATAAAAATGCATTCGCTGTATGTATCAGAATGGAGTGCTGATGATTCATCCGCTACCATTACAGCTGTAGATATCTTGAAATATTTGGATGAAAAATATTATAAAGGTATCTACTATGAGGATGGCATATCCCTGTACGATTTGGCCGTATTAGTTCTCACAGATGCCGGATTAAACGAAGACGAATATTATATTGATTCATACATGAAAAAGGTATATGTTCATAACCCACTGCCGAATGTGACACACAAAGAAGCATTGCAGATTATAGCAAATGCCGGTCGCTGCATTATGGATTATGACAGAAATGGAAAGATAAGGATTCGTGTAGCATTCAAGCCAACATACGATACGACATCAAACGGAGAAACTTATTTTTCAAATGCACCAACAATTGACAACTTAACTGAGAAAAATCAGTATGCAACGTGCGAACAGAACTTCTGGAAAGCGGACGGAAAAAAATTATTCGTGCCAACCGATCATCATCAAGACACCGGATATATAAGTGCTTCAATATCAGATGGAAACGGGAAGTTCGATGCAAATCCTATGCTTACAAGGACGCTAGAAGCAAAATACAAAGCATATGGAATCATGATTAATTTCTCTGGGAATCTTCCAAAGAAAATAGTAATCCGTACATATGCGGATGATGTGTTAAACAATACATTAACTATCACATCCGGAATCGAACAGGATACAGAAATTAACTATGATTTTCCGGAATATGATCGTTTGGAAATTGAATTCCCTGAAACCGAACCAAATAGCAGAATCCATATTGATTATTTATCGCTCGGTGCTGAAACAAGTTATTCGTTGGAATACGATGATCTATATTCTACACCTGTCGGAACTCAGCTTGAAAAAATCAAGAATGTAAAGGTTTCAAGATCACTATATTCAAAGTCTGCGACAAAGGAAGATTTGACATCTGAGACTATCACTTATTCCGGCGAGAACCAGATATATTATCTGAATGACCCGTGTTATGGATATTCCGTAGCTATAAGCAATGCGAAAAGTGGCCAGAGCGCAAAGATAGTATCGTCCGGTGCTTATTATGTTGAAGTTGCTTTTTCTGGTGTAAAAACGGGGGAAAATATAGAGGTGGCCATAACAGGATATAAGTACAATGTGGCTACGTCTTATTACAGTCAACCAGTTCACAACCGTGGAACAGAAAAAGAGTGGAAGAATCCGCTAATATCTTTTGATGATCACTGCCAAGAGGTTGCTAAATGGCTTGCTGATTATTTTGCGTCAGGCATTGAATATGAACTTGATTACCGCGGTGAACCAGCTATTGATTGTGGTGATGTTATCGGGCAAGAAAATAAATACGATCCAGATTTAAAAACAATCGTAGAACAATCGCAGATTACATTCAAATCTGGACTGCTTGGCGGTGGATTAAGAACTAGGAGGAAAGAGTATGTGGCAAGAACCAAAAACCGATTGGTCAGCTGATGATTACATAAATGTCGCTGATTACAATCGTATTATCGGGAACATTGCTTATCTGCATGATTTACAGCAAGAGTTATATAAACCTGTTCCATATACGGAATTAGCAGAAAAGACGGTAAGTGATTATCCGTATGCATGGGAATTTAATGCCATCGAAAGTTTTTTGGATGCATTAAGCGATAATACATTTCCTTTTGCAAATTATGAGCGTGGGTACTGGATAGATAATAGCCCAACACCCACGTATGATGATTTGAATCGAATAGAAAGTGCTTGTCTTGCTTTCTATAAAGGATATAACCGGCAGAAACTTACACAGCAGAAATTACCTATAACTTTTGGAGTAAATCAATCAGCTATAAAATGTTAGGAGGAAATCACATGGCATACACACCATTATCTACAGATTTTAAAGACGAAATACTTTCTAATGTTAATGCTCAGAGGAAGTATAAACAGACTGTAAATGAAGACGGTACAGTGTCTCTACGAGATATGACGGCATACGATCAGGAAGGTAGTACATATTCTGCAAAGGACATTAATGAGGAACGAAAAGCAATAAATGATATCTACGCAAACAAAGTAGTTAGTCTGGATGAGGCAAGTCTTGTTACAGAACCAGGATTCTTCTGTGATGCACTGGTAATCAATGAAATAAATAAGAGTTTGTCTAATAAATATAGATATACATTCTCGACATATCTGGATAAC